ATCGACATTCCCGCCGCAAACGCCGAACCGCGCGCCTACGACGCGTCCAGCCCGGAGTACCGCGACGCATGGCTGCGCGAGATGGCGACCACGCACGACGGCGTGCGCCGCACCTACCTGTTCGGCGAGCCTACCGCAGAGCAGCGCGCCGCCTACACCATGACCACCGCCAACACCGGCGACGTCGTTCCGACCGACATCATGAACGAGATCGTGGAGTTGATGGAAGCCGACGCGCCGCTGTACGCCGATTCGTACCGCACGTCGTTCGCCCATGTATGCGAGATCATCCAGCACATCGGAATCGAGCAGGGCGACGCAGCGGAAACCGCCGAAGGCGCAGCGAACGATGACGAGCAAAACGCCTGGAACATCATCCAGCTGACGGGCGTTGAGATCAAGAAGCACGTCAACCTGACCCGCAAGATGGAGATTCAGAGCATCGACGCGTTCCGCTCGTGGCTCGTGCGCGAGATCGCCGACCGCATGAAGGTCGCCATCGAGAAGCACCTGTACAAGCGCCTTGACGAGGGAACGACGAAGGGCGCGAAGGCCGGTATCGTCGCGGCGAACATCCTCACCGGCACGCTGGACGATGCGGAAGTCCGCAAGGCGTTCGGACAGCTTGTCGGCGACGGCGACGTGACCGTGTACGCGAACAGCTACACCATCTGGAACGTCATCGCGGGAATCAAGGAGGATGACGGCACGAAGGCGTTCATCCCCAATTCGATGACCGACCCGGTGACGAAAGGCCGCATCTACGGTTCGGAAGTGAAGAAGGATTCGACGCTTGCGAACAACGTCATCTACTTCGGGTATCCGAAGTCGTTGCAGGCGAACGACTTCGAGCAGATCAACGTCATGAACGACGTTGATGTGAAGAACCGCGTCCGCACCTATAGCGGCTATGCCCTTGTCGATGCCGGTTTGCGCAACCCTGCCGGATTCGTGAAGTACACCCACACCCCGGCGACCGCCGCCCCATCGACCGAATCCGGCCAGCAGGCGGGCTAAGGCAGATGGAGAAGGACGGCTTGACAGACAAGGCGATGACCGCCCTGCGCATCACCGACGATGCCTTTTGCGACGAGGTTGACGGGCTGTGCAAAGCAGCCCGTCACGACCTGAAGCTGTCCGGCGTGATCGACGCGAAGGCCGATTCCTGCAATGACCCGCTGGTTGTCGAAGCGGTGCTTACGTACTGCAAGGCGCGCTTCGGCCTGGACAACCCCGATTCCGAAAAGTATTGGGCATCGTATCTGGCTTGCGAGCGCGACATGCTCAACTCGCAGGAATACACCGTGGAGGTCGGTGAGGAATGAGCGGCTTTTCCGAAACGGCGGTGCTGGTGCATGTCACCTACGCTGAAGGCAAGAATGGGCGGCAGTTGCCCGAAAGCACGCGCAAGCGCGTGTTCGTGAACCCCTTCAGCGTGAGCGCCGCCAGCTTCAACGTGGCGGACGCGGAGGGCATGCGCCCGCGCCATCTGCTCCAGATGCGCGCATGCGACTACCACGGAGAGGAAACAATCGAGTATCGCGGCGAAGCCCTTGCGATCACCGACGTTTCGCGCGGCGGGCGCGGCGAGTTCGTGCGCCTTACCTGCTCGCAGAAGGTGGCAGACGATGGCTAGGAAAACGAGCATCGACCGTCTTACCGCGACCATGACGGCGGTCGCCCGCGAATTCGTTGTGGAAAAGCAGCTGACGGCATCGACCGCCGTCAAGCGCATCGGACGCAAAGCAGCCGCCAACCTTCGCGCAAAATCGCCCGTCAAAAGTGGCGAATACGCGAAGGGATGGGGCATGCGGGAAAAGAAGTCGTTAGGCGTTGGAACGACGGTCGAGATCAAGAACACCGCGAAGCCGTCTTTGACGCACCTGCTCGAAAACGGCCACGAGTTGCGGCAAGGCGGCTTCGCCCCGGCCATACCGCACATCCGCCCCGCCTTCGAGCAGGCGGCTGACGAGTTGCGAAAGGAGTTGGGCGAATGAGCGAAACGGCGGTGTTCCAGGCGCTGAAGTCAACCGGATACCCGGTGCATCTTCTCGGCGCGCACGACGATTCGAGCCTGCCGCGAATCTCCTATTCCTTCCCGTCCGCACCCGGCTTCTTCGCCGACAGCAGGACGTACAGGCCGATGGAGCGCTGCGAAGTGCGCCTGTACACCGACCAGTACCCAGACGAAGCCGCCGAATCCGCCGTTGAAACGGCGATAGGAAGGCTTGGCTTCGCCTACGCGAAGCACCGCGTGCCGATTCCAAGCGAACGAATGCACGAGACAACGTACACGTTCACAGACCTTAGATGAAAGGAACGAGATGGAAAAGAAAACAGGCGTGCGCTATGGCGTGCGCAACGTATACCTTGCGTGGTTTGACGAAGCAGAAGACAAGTTCGAAACGCCCGTTGCCCTTCCGGGATGCCGGGCGCTGAAGACCAGCCCGGAAGGCGACACGAAGAAATGGTACGCCGATGACACGGTGTACTTCATCGGCCGCGCGAACAACGGCTATAGCGGCGAACTTGAACTTGCGAAGTTTGCGCTGAAGATCATGGCGGACGCGCAGGGCTGGACATACGACGAAGCGACCGGCGTGCTGTACGAAATCGGCGGCAACGTCGTTGTGAAGCCCTTCGCCCTGCTGTTCGAAGTCGAAGGCGACCTGACCAACACGCGCTTCTGCTACTACAACTGCACGCTTGACCGACCCGAACACGAATGGGGAACCACTGAAGACGAGGTGGAGCCGACAACCGAGAAGTGCGGCATTTCGATTGACCCGTACATGATCGGCGAAACGCCCTACATCAAGGCGATGTGCGAGTTGAGCGCCACCAACGCGTCCACGTTCGACAACTGGTTCAAATCGGTGAACCTTCCCACTGCGACGAACAGCGTCGCGGGCTAAGGGGGGAACGACATGCGCGAAGTAAACACCAGCAAGGACACGAAGCTGAACATCCACGCCACTTCGATGACGTGCCTGCTGTATGAACGCGAGTTCGACGGTGCCGATATCGTCACCGACATTTCATCGATGGGGGAAACGCCGAAATTCGGCATCATGCGCCGCGCCTTGTGGGCGATGGCGAAGACGGCGGCACCTTCCGTCATACCGCCCTATTCGGCGTGGATGAACGCGAACGCCGACCTCGACTACAAGGAAACAAGCTGGATGAAAGGCGTGATGGAGGAAGCGAACAGGGAGTTTTTTCGAAGCACCGCCGAAGCTTCCGAAGTCAAGGCAGGTTAGCGAAGTCGGCGAAGCGGCGCGCAGGTATCCGTACCACTCGATGGCGTTAGGTGCGCTCGCCATGGGCTTCAGCTACGCCGACCTGTGGGAAATGCCCTTGAACGACTACCTGATCTTCTCCGCAATCACAGCAGAAGCGAATTCGGCGGCTTCGAGCGCGGGGAGAGGAAAACGCTACAGAGAAGCGACCCAAGCCGACATTGAGAGTTTGAAAAGGATGTAGAGCGACGTGGCGACGAAGTACGAAGGCATAGTGATCGAACTGGGGGCTGATACGTCAGACCTTCAGTCGGCCATGCGCCAAGTCAATTCCGCCGCGTCGAAGACCCAAAAAGAACTGAACCAGATCAAGACCGCGCTGAAGTTCAATCCGGGGAACATGACGCTGCTTGCGCAGCAGACCGGCCAGCTGTCGAACAAGGTCGAGCAGACCAAAGACCGCCTGAAGGTTCTGCGCTCGCAGCTGCAAGCCATGTCCCAAGACCAAAGCAAGATCGGCACCGACGAATGGGACAAGCTTCAGCGCGAGATCATCCAGACCGAAAGCAAGCTTGAATCCTACGAAGCGCAGCTGAAGCAGGCGGAGAGGGCGCAGCAGTCGGCCAGCACGTCGCTCGGCCAGCTGTCCGCGAAGATGCAGGCGAACGCCGACAGGTTCAGGGATATCGGCAGCAGCATACGCAACGTCGGCGTTGGCATGACCGCAGGCCTTACGGTTCCGCTCGTCGCCGCAGGCTCGCAGGCCGTCAGCACCGCCGCGACCTTCGATGATGCCATGTCGCAGGTTTCCGGCGCGCTCGGCGACGCGGGCGCGGACATGGACGGGTTGCGCACGCTCGCGCTTCAGCTGGGCGCTGACACGGTGTTCTCGGCAACCGAAGCCGGTCAGGCCATGGTCGAGTTGGCGAAGGGCGGTCTGACCGAAGCAGACATCAAGTCCGGCGCGCTCGAAGCGTCGATGAACCTCGCTGCGGCAGGCGGCCTTGAACTTGCCACCGCCGCGAACGCCACGGTTCAGTCGATGGGCGCGTTCGGGCTTGCGGCTGGCGATGCGAGCGTCATCGCGAACGCGCTCGCCGGGTCTGCAAACGCTTCGTCCGCCGACGTGGCAGACCTCACGCAGGCCATGTCCCAATGCTCGGCACAGGCGAACCTCGTCGGGTGGGATATCCAGGACACAGCCGCCGTCCTCGGCATGTTCGCCGACGCGGGCATACAAGGCTCCGACGCTGGCACGAGCCTGAAGACCATGCTACAGCGCCTTGCAGCGCCGACCGACAAGGCGGCTGACGCGGTGGCGGAACTTGGCTTGCAGGTGCGCGACCAGGACGGCCACATGCGCAGCGCGAGCGAGATAGCCGCAGAACTGCAAACGAAACTCGGCGGCTTGTCCGACGCGCAGCGCGACGCTGCCATGCAGACCATCTTCGGCAGCGACGCGAGCCGCGCCGCCGCCGTCATGATGACGCAGGGCGCGGACGGGCTTGCGAAGTACACCGAAGCGACCCACGACGCGACCGCAGCCGAAACGATGGCGGCGGCGCAGAAGGGCGAACTGTCGTGGGCGATGGAGAACATGGAGGGCGCGATAGAGAGCGCGTCCATCGCGCTGGGAACCGCGCTCGCTCCCGCCATCCAGGCCGTCGCCGGATTCGTCGGCGACCTCGCGACGTGGTTCAGCGAACTAGACCCGTCCATGCAGACGGTCGTTGCCGTGGCGCTCGCGCTCGTCGCCGCGCTCGGCCCGATTCTGACCATCGTCGGGATGATCATCATGGCGCTTCCCGGACTGACGGCAGGCCTTTCGATGGTTGCAGGTGCGATCAGCCTTCCGCTCGCCCCTATCGCCGCCGTCGTGGCTGCGGTCGGCGCGGTCATCGCGATCATCGTCTACCTTTGGAACACCAACAGCGAGTTCCAAGCCGCCGTCATGAACATCTGGACTGAAATCCAGAACCTGTTCGCGACGGTGATGCCGATCATTCAGCAGATATTCGAAGTGGTCTGGCCGACCATACAGGCAATCGTGACCGGCGTTCTCGACACGATTCTTGCGGTTGTCGGAACCGTGTTCACGGCCATCGCCGACCAGATATCGACGATACTCGCGATGGTGACGGGCGTGATTCAGGGCGCGTGGGACGTGATATCGGGCATCTTCCAAACCGTTCTCGGCCTGATCGTCGGCATAGTCACCGGCGACTTCTCGATGATGCAGGACGGCATAAGCAGCATCCTGAACGGAATCACGGGGATAGTAACGAGCGTTTGGAACGGCATCGCATCCACGATCACGAACGTGGTGAACACCATCGCAAGCGTCGTTTCCGACGTGTTCAACGGCGTGTCGAACACGGTCGGCAGCATCTTCGGCAGCATCGCCGACACGATAGGCAACGCAATAGGCGACGCTAAGAACGTCGTTTCTGACGGACTGAACGCGATTGCCAACTTCTTCAGCGGGCTGCACCTCGAATTCCCGAAGTTCACGCTTCCGCATTTCACGGTTTCAGGCTCCTTCAGCCTTAACCCGCCGTCCATACCGACGTTCGGCGTTGAATGGTACGCGAAGGGCGGCATCATCAACAAGCCCTCCGTGATCGGCGTTGGCGAAGCTGGCGCTGAAGCCGTCATGCCGCTGGCGAAGCTGCCCGAACTGATGGCCGAAGCGTTGCAGATGGTGCGCGGCGGCAGCGGCGGCGGCACCGTGATCGTGCAGAACATGACCGTTGGGAAGGAAAGCGACATTCGCGGCGTAGCCCAAGAACTGTACCGGTTGGGGCAGCGCGCCGCGCGCGTGGAAGGCACGGTGTACGCATGATCTACAACGGCTTCGACTTCTCGCTGTACATGGTGGACGAGGATATCCGCGAATCCATCCTACCCGAAACGGTTGTTGACGCGCTGGACGTTCCGGGCGCGGACGGCCAGCTGTTCAATTCCGCGACGTTCGGAACGCGCGTGATCGAGATCGACGTGCGCGTCATCCGCGAGAACAGGCGCGCGCTCAACGAACTGCTGCCATTCCTGGCATCGAAGCTGCACAGCAGAACGCCGACGAAGCTGTACACGCGCCTGCATCCGGGGGAATACTACATCGCCATGCTGACGGGGACGATAGACTTCGAAAAGTGGTTCGGAACGGGCGGCGCGACCGTCACGTTCGTCGCCTACGACCCCGTGCGCTACGTTGACGATGACCGCACCGTGGCGCTCGGCTACGCCGCGAAGGACGTGCAGATCATGGGAACCTACCTCGCGCGGCCTATCGTCGCAATCGACATACCCGCAGCGTGCAGCTACGTCGCCGTCAGCGACATGACCACGGGGCTTGTCATGCGAAGCGAATACGCCTTCAAGGCTGGCAACCGCGTCGTGTTCGATTGCACCGTTGGAACCGACCGCATGAAGGTTCCGCTGCTCTACGCGACCGCAACGTCAACGACCCCGACGAAGCTTCCCATCACGCCGCAATCGCGGTGGTTCGAGTTGGAGCCGGGAACGCACACCATGCGCATACTGAACGCGTCAAGCGCGGTATCGGCGACCATGACCTACGCCGAAAGAAGGCTGTAGCCATGGTCGAACTGCTGGTGTACGACCGCTGGGGCGCGCAGATCGGCACGGTCACGCCCATCACCTGCACCCGCGCCGAGGAAGTCAACGGCGAGGACACCTTGACATTCACGACACCCGTCCGGTTCGAGAAGGGCGACCGCGTTGTGTTCCAAGACGGCGGCGGCGTGTGGCACGAGCACGTGGTGACCGAAACCGACGAAAGCCGCGAGGAAGCGCGCGTGCTGAACACGGTCATCGCGGAGAACAGCCTGTGCGAGACGAACGGCGACTACGTGGAAGACCTCCGCAACCAGAACATGGCCGCGTCCGCCGCGCTTGCGAAGGCGCTTTCCGTGACCAGGTGGGAGCAGGGCGCTACGTCAAGCCTTGGAAGCAAGTCGCAGAACTTCTACCACATGAGCGCCCGCGCGGCCATCAACGCGGTGGCCGAAACATGGGGCGGCGAGGTCAGAACGGAAATCAGCGTCGGGACGGCAGGCGTTTCGCGCCGCCGCGTGTCGGTCGTGTCGCGCATCGGCGGCAACGGGTACAAGCGGTTCGAGTACAAGAAAGACCTGATATCGATCAGGCGCAAGGTCGAATCTGACGATGTTGTGACGGCGCTCTACGGCTACGGCTCCGGCCTTGCGGCCACCGACGAATCGGGAGAGGAAACGGGCGGGTTCACGCGCAAGATCACCTTCGGCGAGGTGAACGGCGGCATGAACTACGTAGCCGACAACGAAGCCCTTCTCCTGTGGGGTCGCCCTGACGGCACGCTGCTTCCCGGCGGGCTTGCGCACGTTTTCGGCGAAGTCGAATACGACGAGTGCGAAGACCCGTCCGAACTGCTTGCGCTAACGAAAGCGGAACTGCCGAACAGGACGAAGCCGAAAGTCACCTACGAAGCGACGGTGCAGGCGCTCTGCGAAGCTGGTTTCAGGTTCGAGGGCTTTTCCTTGGGCGATGACGTGCAGATCATCGACTGGGCGTTTTCGCCCGCCCTAGAGTTGCAGGGGCGAATCCTGCGCGTCGAGTGGAACTACCGCGTGCCGTCCGAAACCGTCATCACGCTTGGCAACGTCACCCCCGCCATTTCAGACCAGATCAACAGGCAGGCTGCGGCGTTGCAGAGCATGCGCGACCATTCGGGGGCGTGGGACAAGGCGGCGAGCGCCGACGAAAGCTACATCAGCGGCGTTATAGGAGTTATCAACGCCGTCATGAACGCGACCGGCGGGTACGTCTACATGGAACCCGGCGAGGGAATAACCGTCTACGACAGGCCGGTTGACCAGAACCCGACCATGGCGATACAGCTGAACGGCGCGGGCTTCCGCATCGCGAACAGGCGCGTCGGCGACACGTGGCAATGGCGCACGTTCGGGACTGGCGACGGCTTCAGCGCCGACGAGATAAACGCGGGCATCATACAAGGCGGTTCCAACTGGTGGAACCTCGAAACCGGCGACATGCTGTTCAAACAGGGTGGCATACGCGATAGCAAAGGAAAGAACTTTTGGGACTTGGACACCGGCGAGTTCTCCTTGTCCGCCGATGCCAAGATAGGCGACAAGACCGCCGCCAAGATAGCCCAGGATGCCGTGGACGCGCAGACGCAGCGCAGCATATTCAACAAGCTGACCAACGACGGGCAGACGCAGGGCATCTACCTTTCCGGCGGCAAGCTGTACATCAACGCAACTTACCTGAAGACAGGCATCATCAGCGACGTTTACGGAAGAAACTCGTGGAATCTCGGGAGCGGGACGCTCACGACCAACTACATGAAAGCGAGCAACATCGACGCGAGCGGAACGTTCGAATGCGGCACGTCATCGAACCTGCTGCGGCTCATCAACGGCGAGATTCAAGGCATAGAAAACGGTGTACAGATCGGCGTTGTCGATTTTTCGGCGCATATGAGAAACGTCAGTACCGGGCAGCTTACGACCGGGTTGCAGCTTACCGGCAACAACCACATACGCATCACCACGCCGCTTATCTCCGCTGCGGCTTCGAGCAGCGAATCAACGACAACGACGCATGCGGTGACAAAAAACTGCACCCTGCACTACATAAGCAAGATCGACCCTAACAGCGACGGGACTATCACGTGGTGGAACGCGACGCGAAACATCAATTTTGTGGACGGCTTCTGCACGGTGTGCAACTTCGACTAAGGAGGATTCAACCAATGGGCAACATCCTGTACTACCTCGCGCACGACCCTGTAGGAAATTGCGAATGGCAGGTAAGCGACTTCGATAGATCTGCGCTCGCCAAGAACGCTGAAAACAACATCGTGTTCATAGCCGTTGACGAGAGCGGCAACCGCGAGATCGTGGACGCGTCAGAGGTCGTTGAGCCGCCCGCGATGGGGGAACCGCTTGTTCTCGTCCAGCCTGTCTACGTTGACGAGCGCATGATGGCCACGGTAGCCGTTTTCGATGCCCTTGCGGCAGACCTGTACCCGTCCGCCGCCGTAATGACCATGAGCGCCGAAGCCGCTGATTCTGCCGCTGAAGGTGGGTTCATGGCGGCGGTCGCACGACTGAAGGGACTGGTTTATGGCAAGCAAGATTAGCGAAGCATGGTATCTGCGCCCGCTGACCATCGACACGGCCTACCAGCGCGCCATCGAAGACATGGTGGCTTCGCCGGAGGACGCGAAGGGCAAGGGAATCGACCTGACCCTGAAGTGCAACGGCGAAGCCGTTGACACCACGGGCTGCACGGTGATTCTCGGCTGGCGCAACCTCAACTCCGGCAAGAGCAACTCGCGCCTGTTCGATGCCGTCAGCGCGGCTTCCGGTCGATGGAAGGTCACGTACCCGACCGAAATGCTGACACCCGGCGTGGTGCTTGCGCGCGTGATCATCAAGCTTTCTGCAACCGGCAGCGTCATCACGTCAAGCCGCGAGTTCAGGATAATCGTCGAACACTCCATCACCAACGACATAACGGGCGGCTCGAACGACGATCTGTCGATGTTCCAGCAGGCCGTCGCCGACCTGACGGCGACGAACGACGCGGTGGCGAAGGCCGAGACTAAGCGGGTGGAAGCCGAGCAAGCCCGCGCCGCCGCAGAGCAGGAGCGCTTGCGCGCCGAATCGATGCGCATCGACAACGAATCGACGCGCATCGATTCCGAGACGGACAGGACAACGGCAGAGAGCGAGCGCGCCGCCGCTGAAAAGACGCGCGTCGTAAACGAGGAAGGCCGAACCCGGAGCGAAAGCGAAAGGTCGCGAGCGGAAAGCGAAAGAGCAGCCGCCGAAGAAGACCGCGTGTCCGAATTCGCCGAGTTGAAAAGCCAATCGCAATCAGCGACGAACGCAGCAGACGGGGCGGCGAGAAAGGCCAACGCAGCCGCAGACAACGCCAACGCCGCCGCCGCAACCGCGTCGAACGTGGTCGCGGAAGCCGTCAAGGCTCTGTCGCAGCAGGACGGCGACAGCGAAGCCGCGCAGATCGACGCTTTGGCGAAGCTTCTGCGCGAAGATTACGGATGCTTCTACCTTGCGAACACCATGTGGACGAAATCAAGCGACACGACCTATGCGGCCAACACGATCACGCTCGCCTGTTCAACCTACGCAAGCGGCAATATCACACTAGGATAGGAGAATAAAACCATGGCAGACGTGAACTACATCACCGACAAAAACGGGAACAAGGTCAACATCGCAGACCTGACGGCGCGCACCAACGCATCGACGGCGCTGCTCGAATCGGAGTACAACCGCCAGCTTGCCGACAACGTGTACGCTGGGCGCGACATTAGCACCATCACGGCGCTTGCGAGCGAGATCGCTTCGGCAGGGAGCATCCCCGCGTTCCTGAACGCCCGCGCGAAGGCCGGAAACTTCAACGGGCTGCGCATCGGCGACTGGACTGATATCGTCCTTTCGAGTGGCGTAACCATGCGCTACCAGATAGCCGCCTTCGACCACTACTACAACTGCGCCGATGCGGCCATGGGACACCACATCGTCATGGTTCCGACCTCCACCCCGGCAGTCACCGGCGACTACGCCATCAACGGAAGCTACATCTACTGGAACACCACCAACACCAACAACGGAACAGCCGACGAGAGCAACCCGTATCTTGCGAGCAACCTCCACGCCTGGGAAACCGGCGTGTTCCTCCCGCTCATGCCCACGGCTTGGCAGAACGTAATGCGCAACCATCGCAGCCTTGTTGAAACGCGGTACTCGGCTTCCGGCGCGCTCACCGACAGCACAAGTTGGAAATGGGCGGACTTGGGCAAAATCTGGTCGCCGTCCGAAATGGAAGTGTACGGTTGCCCGATCTGGGGGACGAAGGGCTACGGTCAGGGCATGGACAGCCAGTTCCCGATATTCCGCGAGACGAAGAACCGCATCAAAGGTCGCTTCGCTTGGTGGCTTCGCTCCGTGTCGGGAGGTTCTTCGGTTGACGCGTGCTACGTCGACTACCTTGGCAATGCCCACTGCACCTCCCCGACGAGCACGTGGGTTCGCCCCTTGCCCTGCTTCCTCATTGGAGCGTAAGAGCCATCTACCGTATACTTATCTGCGCCCGCCTTGCGCGGGCGCAATTACCCGCGAAGCGGGTCGGTTTTTGGAGGGGTGTTTTTGAGCGTCTACCAACGAAAGCGCAACCTGTCTGACTACGAATTCTACTCGCGCGCAATCGCGATACGCGTCGAGGTGAACAAGCTTATGGCATCGCCGAACGTGGTGCCGAAAAGCTACCGGCTTCTGAACGCGGTGCCGACCGTCGAGACGGCGCGTTCCATCGTCTACAACATAACGCGAGCCGACCAGTTCTTCCCGAACACGTCCTTCAACGTCCTTGAGCGCCGGAAATACCTCACGCTTGCAATCGCCGACTGCGAACAGCTGTGCCTTGACTTCCAATGCCTGCTCGAACTCGGCCTTCCGATCAACGTGAACAGGTTCGATGCGGTGGTTGAATCAATCGAGTTGGAGATATCGCTGCTGAAGGGCGCGCGAAAGAACGTGAAGCTGGTCGGCAAGCAGAGCGCCGAAGACCTCATTGAATCGACCGCCGCCGAACTGGAAAGGCTCCGTGCGCTATAATGGGCGAACGTTACGCTTTGCTGGTCGCATCAATTGGTGGCTTCGCTCCGTGTCGGGAGGTTCTTCGGTTAACGCGTGCTACGTCAACAACAATGGCAATGCCAACTACAACTCCCCGACGAACACGTGGGTTCGCCCCTTGCCCTGATTCCGCTGAACGGCCAGACCGAGTAGGGACATGCCCGAAAGCAGAGCCTGTAGAGGAAGGAAGGCGTGACGTTCGGGCTTGGGCCCGTGAATCTGCACCCCGCGAGGGATGGCGGACGCTGCTTGCATGGCGGCGCGCTTCGGCGTTCAGCGCCGTTTCATGCCATCTTCTCATGCGGATACCGAACGCTGCGCTGCAATCCGTGCGGGGTGCCTTTTGAAATCCGAGGAACGAAGGCGGGCGCGCCGCGCGCGGCGCGAGGAAAAGCGCGCGGAGAAGCGCCGCGAGCGCTTGGCATCCTGCACGATGGAAAACGTCGCCGACCTGAACAGCCTTTACCGCGCCGCCGTTAAGGCTAAGAACGGCATCGCGTGGAAATCGTCGGTTCAAAGGTACGAGAAGGACGTGCTGCGCAACATCGTCAAGGCGCGCCGCGACCTTCTTGCCGGAAACGACGTTCGGCGAGGGTTCCACGAGTTCCAGCTGTACGAACGCGGGAAGCTTCGCAACATTTCGAGCGTCCATATCTCCGAAAGGGTGATTCACAAGTCGCTGTCGGTGAACGCCCTCGTCCCGGCGCTCACGCCCTCGTTCATCTTGGACAACTCGGCCAACACGAAAGGCCGTGGCACCGACTTCGCCATCAGAAGGCTGAAGAAGCAGCTTGTCGCCCACTACCGCGCGCACGGGAAAAGCGGGTACATCCTCCTTATCGACTTCAGCAACTACTTCGCGTCCATCGCGCACGACCCGCTGAAGGAGATCGTTCGAGCCGCGCTTGACGATGAAAGGATTGTCGCGCTGACGCACGGCTTCATCGACGCGTGCGGCGACGTGGGCTTGGGTCTTGGCAGCGAGCCGAACCAGATATGCGCCGTTGCGTTCCCCTCGTCAATCGACCATTACGTGACCGAAATGCTGGGCGTGGAAGCCTACGGGCGCTACATGGACGATTCCTACTGCCTGCATGAATCGAAGGAGTACCTTCAGGTCGTTCTTGCGCTCATAGAGCGGAAATGCGCGGAACTTGGAATCGAGATCAACCGGAAGAAGACCCACATCGTGAAGCTGTCACACGGTTTCACGTGGCTGAAGAAGAAGATAAGCTACGGCGACAACGGCAAGATCGTCATGCGCCCATGCCGGGAATCCATCACGCGAGAGCGCAGGAAGCTGAAGAAGATGGCTCGTTTCGTCGCTTCCGGGGACATGACCTTTGAGCAAGTCGAAAGATCGTACCAGTCTTGGCGCGGCTCGATGCTCCGGCTCGATGCGCATAAGACGGTGCTTGCGATGGACGCGCTGTTCGCGTCGTTGTTCGAATCGAAAAACCTCCCACGGGGGGGGGTCTGATTAACTGCGCTTTCCCGGCTGCGCGGCGCTTGGCCGCATGAGCGGCGAAAACCCCTGACACGCTTTCTATCCTGTTAATAGGGAAACAACAGGATAGAAAGGGCGGTGCAATGGATTCAGAAAACGAAGCTTCTGCCGAAATCAATTCGCTGAAGCTGCTTCTGGCGCAAACGGACTACCAGGCTCTGAAGTTCTCTGACGGCGCGATGGCCGAAGACGAGTACGCGCCAATCCGGCAGAAGCGCGCGGAGTGGCGCACGCGAATCAACGAACTTGAATCGCAAGCTGCGGCCTAGCGACGTGAAGCCGTGATCGATCAGCTAATCAAAAACCCCGACATGATGCGCGAGATAGGCTTTTTCTGGGTCTTCGTCATCGCGCTGATAGCCGCGAGCGCCTATTTCGCGCCCGTCATCAAACAGTATCTGGTCACGAAGATCAAGAGTTCCGCCCGCATCGAACAGGTCATAGAGAACTGCACGGCGGCGGTCAACAACAACTCCGAAGCCCTGCGGAACAACTCCGAAGCCCTGCACGCAAACAACGACGAGCGTGACACGACCGTCGCTATCTTGCGCGAACACGACCGCGCTTCAGACCTGCGTTTCCAAGAGCAGAACGCTGCGCTGACCAGAATCGAAAACAAGCTACAAGGAAGGTAAACCTATGAGCGAAAACGAGAACATTGAAGTGATGGCCGACGTTGATTCGGAGGACTTGAAGGTTTCCGGCGGCACGATCGCGCGAACCGTCGCGTTCGCGATAGTGTGGCTGAACCAGCTTTTCGTCTTCTTCGGCGCTCCCACGCTCGATATCGACACTGCGGCGCTGTACGACATAATCAGCGGCGTTGCCACGTTCTCCGTGTCCGCATGGAACTACTGGAAGAACAACAGCTGGCGCATTCCCGCCCTCGTCGGCGACGCGGTGAAGGATTCCTACGGCCATGCTGCGGACTAGCAGCGCTGGGCGCTCCCACGTCCGCAAGCGCGGTCGCATCGTGTCTGACGGCCAGATCGCCGCCATATTCCTTGCGCTTCTACTCCTTTCCCTCCTGTGCGTCGGCTTGGCCGCTTGCGCCGTCCATTTCGCAAGCGGCCAACCGACAGCGAAAGAGGGCGCGGAAAGCGAGACGCTTCCCGTCAGCGATATACCCATGCCGAAGGTCATCCCGGCAGGGCGAACCATGCCGCTTTACCTGCAAGACGATGTTCAGTGGGCGCACATCGAGTACGCAGGCGACAGCACCGTTGCCGAAAGCGGGTGCGGGCTTACGTGCGCCGCCATGGCGCTCGAATACCTCACGAACCAGAAGACAACGCCGCGCGATCTGCAAGGCATCGTCGGCGACACATGCACGGTTCACGGGGTGAACGACATGGCCTTGTTCGGCGACTACATGGAACAGGCCTACGGCCTTTCGCAATCAGAAATCTACTACGACCTGAACCAGGCCGTCGCCGACGTTGCGGACGGCTCCGTTGTCTTCGCTTCGCTGACGGGTCGCTTCGGAGATTCCACCTACGGCGGACACATCGTCGCAATATGGCACGTCGATGGTGATGCGGTATGCGTGCGCGACCCTGCTTCCGGCGCGAATTCGCAGCGCAGCTTCACGCGCGACGAGTTGGCGAACGTCGAATGGTCTTACTTCTACTCACTCACGAACGAAGGGCTTTCCTATGCTTAACGGTATCGACATTTCATCTTGGCAGACCGGCATCGACCTTTCGGTGGTTCCTTGCGACTTCGTTGTCATCAAGGCGACCGGCGGCATCGGCTACGTGAACCCCGATTGCGACCGCGCCTACCAGCAAGCGAAGGCGCAAGGAAAGAAACTTGGCTTCTACCACTACGCGCGCGAGAAGGGTTACAAGGGCAGCGCCGCCGACGAAGCGCGCTTCTTCATCGACAGCTGTCGCAACTACTTTGGCGAAGCGATTCCCGTGCTTGACTGGGAGGAAGAACTGTCGGCAGGCGTTTCGTGGGCTAAAGAATTCCTTGATGCCGTCTACGCCGAAACGGGCGTGAAGCCGCTTCTTTACGCGAGTAAGAGCGTGCTGCGCGAATACGACTGGTCTTCCGTGGCGAACGCCGGTTACGGTCTGTGGTTCGCGCAGTATGCGAACTACAACGCGACGGGCTACCAGGATTCGCCATGGACTGACAACGGCGGCATCGGCGCATGGCCTTTCCCTGCGATGTTCCAGTATTCGAGCGCTGGAAGCCTTCCAGGCTGGAACGGCTCGCTTGATCTGAACATATTCTTCGGCGATGAAAGCGCATGGGACGCATACGCTTCCGCCGGTTCTGGCTCGACCGAACCTAATGCGGAGCCGGTGAAAAGCGTTGACGATATCGCCCATGAAGTCATCGCGGGGGCGTGGGGGAACGGCGACGAGCGCCGCGCCCGCCTTGCCGCTGCGGGATACGACTTCGATACGGTTCAAGGCCGCGTGAACGATCTGCTGGGCGCGAATCGGCAGCGCATCTACACCGTCGTTGCTGGCGACACTCTATCAGGCATTGGCGCGAAGCTGGGCGTTGATTGGCGCAGCATCGCTTCGAGCAATGGCATTTCAAGCCCGTACACGATCTATCCGGGCGACCAGTTGACCTACTAGAAAGGAATCATGATGGCAACCAGAAAGACAACCACCGCGAAGGCTACGCCAGCAAAGGACGTAAAAGCGACACCGGCTGAAGCCCCGCAGGACGCACCGGTCGAGGCCGCACAGGCACCGGCTGAAGCCCCGCAGGACGCACCGGTCGAAGACCAGTACCCTGTCATCGTTTGCAGCGAAGACACGCGCATCACGAAAATCGTCCTGCGCGACAATCCATCCGTTGAGAACGATAACGATGCCTTGATTGTTCCCGTTGGGACGAAGCTGCGCGCTGTTGAGGACATGGGCGAGTGGACGAAGCTTACCCACGACCTTTTCATCATGTCCAAGTTCGTCAAGAAGCTTTAA